AAAAACATTAATATTGAGATACAATGAAAAAGGACAACAAGAACCGAAACCGTTGGATGATAGCGATAGCGTTTGACATTGATAGGTGGAAGAGACGAGAGAATAGAAAAGGAGTAATTAACGTAGGTAGATTAATTAGAAAAGCATATTATAATAAATACGATGACAACAATTAAAGAACAAATAGAAGAGTTAAAAGGTATGTTAACGGGCGACCTCTTTCAGGACGGGGATTTGATGCAAAAGATATACGAGTTGAAAAAGCAGCTTAATCCCGAAATAGAAACCAATCCCGAAGCGGATGAAGATGAAGACGGGTGTCTCTATTGTGGGAGCTAAAATTTAAGTTATGACAGCAAAAAGGAAAGCAGAAGAATTAACACATAAGTTTTATGAAATAGAAAATGATTCACAATATTTTGGAGTTAATTGGAAGATTGCTAAACAATGTGCAATTATTGCAGTTGATGAGGTGTTGAATACAAAGGCTTTAAAAGTCAGAAGTTGTGGATTTGTAAAATTATGCGAACAACACAAAGAATATTGGCAAGAAGTTAAACAAGAAATAGAAAAATTATGAGTAAGATTGAGTTAATATCAGTATACGGTAACGATGCGACAGTTTGCGATGCGGCACGAGTTTCGTTTGATAAGAAAGCAAGTAACTATTCAGATGAACAGAATAGTAGGTTGATAAACTATTTAGTGAAGCACAAACACACATCAGTGTTTAGACATCCACAACTAACGTTTAGAATAAAAGTACCTATCTATGTTGAGAGACAATTGTTTAAACACCAAGTTGGGATGAGTGCCAATAGTATAAGCGGTCGTTACGTTGACTTCTCTGACACCTACACACTTATAAGCGAATGGAGGGAGCAAAGCAAAGATAGTAAACAAGGCAGTGCAGGAGCTTTACCATACGATACACAAGAGAAATGTAATGAGATTGAATACAATGTTAAAGAGGCTTGTCAGAATGCGTATAAACAATTAATTAGTTTGGGGGTATCAAAAGAACAGGCACGAACTATTTTACCCTTGAATCTTAACACTACTTTTTTGTGGACAGGTTCACTGCTATCGTTTATACACGTGTTCAATCTTAGACTTAAAGCAGACGCACAGCAAGAAACACGTGAAGTTGTTGCAGAAATGTTACGACTATTAAAAGAAAACGGTAACTTTGCAGAGTCATTAAAAGCGTTTGAATTATAACGGTTGGGTATAAAAGCAGTGCGAATTTTAAAAATAAATATAATATGGAAGAATTAGTAAATTGCCCTCTTTGTGGGAGGGAGGAAGAATACGGACAAATGTACGAATATAGAGGTGCATTAGCTTGTTGTGATTGCATTGAAGAAGCAAGGGAAAAAAGAGATGTTGAACGTGCTGAAATAATCGAAGAGCAAAAACATAAAACAGACCGATTTAAAGGAATTGATTTAAGTGATAGCACAATTGGAAAAGCTAACCGCCAAATATTGAAAGCGGATATTGAGGTGGCAAAAAAAGAGGGCAAACGATTACGTGATTACGAAGGTAGGGACTAAGCATTGCTTTTATACCATGTTAGCAAATCGTTTTAATGTTTGCTAACGCGCATATACACGCAATGCGTATATTAATTATAAATTATTAAATTTGAATTATGAAAATTAAAGTTAGTACAAGAGTAGTATTCATATTCAAGGATCATGTTGTTAAAGTACCCATATCATTACGTGGGTACTTGCAATGCATACAAGAGCGCAACGTGTGGGAAAAGTACAAACATTTAGATTTGTTAGGTGAGTTGTATAGTTATAAGCGTGGAATCATTAAAATGAAACGTTACGACCCTATACCATACGTGGACTATAACGACATAGCAAACGTTAAAGAATCGATTGAAGAGCTTAATATTGATAATTGTGACCTTTACAATAAAGCGAATTGGGGTCAATTGAATGGTAAACGATACCTAATTGACTACGGAGTAAATGAAGAAATATCTAAAATGTATAATTTATGAATGAGTATTATATTTCCTACGGTCACGTAGAGGGAAGGAGAGTTAAAACAAAAAGAGATTTAGAAGAAATAGTTTTGGCAATACATACCGAATCTAACGCTGGCCGTTGGGTAAAGTTTACAAGTTTTTTAGATAAAGATTTTTGTGTAAAAGCAAGAGAAATTTATAGTGTTGAACCAGTATGAAGTTGAGATGCATAGAAAAATACTTTGCCAATGTAACCTATGGTAAAGTGTACGACGTTGTAAAGCAAGATAAGAGTTACACGTGGATAGTTAACGACAAAGGACAGGAGCAACAATTTGATACAATCGAATCATACTTTGAAGTATTGCCAAAATTAAAAAAAGGTGATAAGGTAAGGTGTTTATACGACAGGTTACCTTTGCACACGCTAAATAAAATCTATGAAGTATTAGACGTTAACGGCGGTATATTTGTAATAACATCTGATTATGGTAAAAATTGTGAAATATGGATAAGTTCTCTCCACTTTGAATTAGTAACCGACAACGCACCAAGCTATTACAATAACGATAACGGAAGCTTGTACTTATTTGCACACCAACACGGACTGAATCCATGGGAGGGAGATATTATCAAAAGAGTGGTGAGATGCAGAAAAAAAGGTAACTTTGTACAAGACTTAGAGAAAACAAAATTTTTAATTGATTTATACATTAAAGAATGGAAAGAGAAATAATCAACTGGGCAAAAGCTCGCTACTTAGACAACCCCGACAATAAGTTTCAACAGCTTGCAAAGGTTATGGAGGAGCTAGGCGAACTATCCTCAGCAATATTAAAGAAAGATATAACCGAGTCAATAGATGCCCTTGGAGATACTTATGTCACACTTGTTATATTAGCACATCAAATGGGTTACTCATTAGAAGATTGTGCCAAAAGAGCGTTTAAGGTAATTGAATATCGTAAAGGAAAAACAATTAACGGAACGTTTATTAAAGAATAATTTGTACCTTTGTTTTATCGTTAAACCTTTGGCAGTATTACGATAATTCAATTTTTAGGGATGTTCTTTGACATCACTTTTGCTTTAAACCCTTGCATCAATTGGTGTAAGGGTTTTTTTGTTATCTTTAACCCCCATGAATCTAACAGAAATAGCAAAGCACCACGACGAATGGGTGCGCATCGTAAAACGGTTCGGAGCTAAGACCGAAGCGGAAGACATCGTACAAGATATGTACATTCGTTTTCACAAGTATGGCAAAGGCCAAGTGATCACCAAATCATTCATATGGATAATGCTGCGTAACATCTTCTTTGACTACTGCAAGCGTGAAAAATCAATGGTCGACATTGACCTTATCGTTGACCTATCCGAAGATGAAAACAACAAAACATATGAGATTGAGTTATACTATCAGAGCGTTGAAGCAGAAATAAAAACATGGGAGTGGTTTGACCAACAATTATTTTTATTATATTTGCGAAGTGGAAAATCAATGCGTGAACTTGAAAAGGAAACAAAGATATCTTTGACCTCGATTTTTCACACTATAAAAAAATGTAAAAGAAAACTTAAAATATGGCAAAAAGAGTATCAAAAGGATTTGGTGATACAGTAGCTAAATTTACCGAAGCAACAGGGATTGATAAAGTAGTTCATTTCATTGCAGGAGAGGATTGTGGATGCGATAAACGTAAAGAGAAACTAAACAAACTATTCCCTTACAAGACTCCCGAATGCCTTACCGAAGTAGAACACGAACAATTAACTTTTTTACTTCCTAAAATGACTGTTAGAGTTAGACCTTCAGAACAGTTGCAATTTTTAGAGGTATACAATAGAGTATTTAAAACGAATGAGCAACCAACTTCATGCGCGTCTTGTTTGAACGATATGCTTCGTAAAATGAAACAAGTATACAACGAATATGATAACGGAGGCGCGTTTTTAGGGTAATTGAATAAACAAAACAAAATCAATGGCTGGAACAGGAGGAGCAAGACCAGGAGCTGGACGTAAACCAAAAGACGAAGAGAATCGAATCAGAGATTTAATGATGCCTTATTCATTAGACGCTATTCAATGCCTTGCTAATATAGTGGTTAGTGATAAATCAAAAGATGCTGATAAAATTAGTGCATCAAAGATTATCATTGAATACTCATATGGTAAACCAAAAGAAAGGATTGAATCTGATGTTAACGTTACAGGAATGAATTTAAAAGACATTATAAGTTTTGGTACTTCTGAATCCGAAATATAAAGCCTTTGCAAATGATAGTAGGTATTTCATTGTTACAGGTGGCAGGGGTAGTGGTAAGTCATATTCTATTAATTTACTACTACTACTACTCACATACGAAACAAACCATGTTATCTTATTTACAAGGTACACTCTTACTTCTGCTCACGTCTCTATTATACCTGAGTTTATTGATAAAATTGATATATTAGATAAACATAAAGACTTTCATATTACTAAGGATGAAATAATTAATCTAAGGACGGGTAGTAAGATATTATTCAAAGGTATTAAGACATCGAGCGGAACTCAAACCGCTAATCTTAAATCATTGGCTGGAGTTACTACATGGGTCCTTGATGAAGCGGAGGAGCTAACAGATGAAGATACTTTCGATAAGATTGATTACTCGATAAGACATAAAGAGAAACAAAACAGGGTTATACTTATTCTTAACCCTGCCACGAAAGAGCATTTTATTTATCAGAAGTTCTTTGAGAGCAGAGGGGTTGAAGCTGGAGTCAATACAATTAAAGGCGATACAACGTACATCCATACAACATATCAAGACAATATATCAAACTTATCAGAAAGTTTTTTAAATCAGATTAAAACGATAAAAGAACGACGTCCTGACAAGTATAAACATACAATACTTGGTGGATGGTTAGACAAGGCTGAGGGGGTAATCTTTACCAATTGGAGGATAGGAGCGTACAATAATGATAATGGTTCGGTATTTGGTCAAGATTACGGATTTAGCACAGACCCTTCTACATTGGTTGAAACGTCGATTGATAAGACTAACAAAATTATTTATGTTAGGTTACACATTTATCAAACAGGATTGACAACATCGCAATTAGCACAACTTAATAGACAATTTGCAGGACGTGATTTAATAGTTGCGGACAACGCAGAACCACGTTTGATAAATGAATTAAAGGCACAAGGATTAAACATAGTGCCAACAATCAAGGGAGCAGACTCAGTAAAATATGGGATAAGTTTATTACAAGACTATGACTTAATTATTGACGAAAACTCCGTAGATTTGATAAAAGAATTAAATAACTACTGTTGGCTTGAAAAGAAATCTGAGACACCGATTGATAAGTTCAATCATGGATTAGATGCACTTCGCTATGCAGTTAGTTATCAATTAGCAA